AGAAAAAACTGGTTACATCATAAAGAAAAGAATTGATGAATCTTTGGATTACATTGAGCCAATGAAAAATAGAACGTATTATCGTTCTTATTCGCAAGCATTAAAAAGATTGAACCTTATGGCGGGTGAAATTAATAGACTTGTTGAAAACGAAGAAGAGGTTTCAATGTATCAAATTTCAGAACAAAAAAAATTTACATTAAAAACTCCTAAAGCACCGGCACCAATGCCAGAACCGGCAGCTGAACTTCCACCACCTGCACCAGCACCTGAAGAAGGTTCAATGGATGCACCATTGGATGACGCATCTTTAGATATGCCAGCTGGTGATGAAATGGATATGGACATGGAATTAGATACACCTGAAGGTGATATGGATATTGATATGAGTTCAGAAGAAGAACCAATGGGTGGTGAGGAAGAAGAAATTACTTTTAAAACCATTCAAAAACTTACAGGCAAATTGGGTCAAAAAATCAGAATGATGAATGATTCTGTTGGTATGACTTCTGAAGATGTTAAGTACGTTATAAATTCATTATTGTCAGCGTTGGATTTGAGCAAACTTGATGAAGAAGACCAAGAAGATATTATGTCAAAATTTGAAGAAGACCAAGAATCTGATTATGATTCAGATATGGACATGGGTTCTATGGGTGATGATGAAGATATGGACGTAGACATGGACGTAGATATGGATATGGAAGAACCAATTGAAGGTGAAATGGAAGAAGGTGATGTAATAGGTGTTTATTCTAATATTAACAAACAAAGAGATGAAATGTCTGAAGAAGACAAAGTTAATTCTCACGTTGCTAAAATGATGGACGAAATTTTTAGTGAATCTAAAGTTGACAAAGTATTAACATCATATTTTCAAATTTCTGAATCTGAAAAGAAAGAAAAGAAACAAAAAATAAATGAAGGTAAAAAAATTGCAATTAATTCAATTAAAAAACTTTCAGAAACAATTGAACAAGAATTGGCGGCTGAATTTATCGTAAGAGAAAATTCAAACTATAAACTCGTTGGTAAAACAAACAAGAGTAACTTGGTGTTTGAACACAACGGTGAACAAATCAGAGTAACTCCAAAAGGAGAAGTTCTATGAGTCATCTAATCTATATTAATGGACTTGGTCCAAATTATAGAGGAGATAACATGTATGAATTTATCTTTAGTGGTGAACTCGATGTTTGGGGGGAAAATTGGGATGCGAGACCGGCTAATGGTTATCCTGAACCACCTGAATTAAAATATATAAAAGAGGTTGGACAGTTAAGTAGAACAACTATCCAACTTGAACTTATACAAAATTGTGACTTTATGGGAGTCACGGACGCGATGGAAGATATCATCGCGTTAGCCTGGGAAAAAGACGAAAGTTGTGAAGACAATACAAGACTTGTTTTTCGTTTCGGAGATACCCTCGAAAAAGTAAAAGATAAACTGTACGAAAGAGACCTCATCTTAGATTTTGATAAAGAAGTCGTTTATGAAAAATAAAATACAACAATTAGTAAAGGTTGGATTATCCAAAGAATTATTAAAAAATTTGTCAGAAGGACAAATTAACCAATTACATAACAGAATGATTTCTGAACAGGTTAATGTTTCTAAATCAGACACTACTATGATTAATAAATTAAAGTCTGAAAAGAAACCATTCCAAGTTTATGAAAAAGAAATTGATGAGGATGATACAGTAGACAAAGACCCATTTGAATTGAGTTCGACTCAAGACAAGAGACAAGTAGGTCCTAGTAGTTATGGTGATAATCCAACTGTCGATAAAGAAATGGATAGCGATGACGCCGATGGTATGGGTATGATGGAGACTGAAATTGGTGAAGGAAAAAAGAAAAAATCTAAATACAATCCTTGGGCTATTTGTACATCATCTGTTGGTAGAGATGACAAAGATAAGTTTGAAAGATGTGTTAAAGATGTTAAAAGAAATGTTAGAGAAGGAAAGAACCCACATCAAGTTATTGTTGAAATGGCCTTGGAAAAAATGATTGAAAAACATATTTCTCCAAGAATGACAAAAAAAGATTTATTAAATACATTATCTGAACAAGGTATCATTCGTAGACCGATGTCAAATATGTCGATTGGTTTTGTTGGTGAAAAATTGGACAAACCCACAAAAAAATCTTATACTTCTACTGTGAAAGAACAAGGTACAAAAACGGCACCTCCAAAAATTAAACCAGGGACTAAAGAAAAACCTGGTACGTTAGACCCATTTAAGAACCCAAAACATCAACCAAAACCAAAGGCTGAAGTAAAAGAACAAGGTACTAAAACGGCACCTCCAAAAATTAAACCAGGAACTAAAACAAAACCTGGTACGTCAGACCCTTTTAAAAATCCAAAACACCAACCAAAACCAAAAGCTTTAGACCAACCGGCTAAAAAAATGGGTACGGTTGAAATACCTGATTATTTAACTTTTGACCAATTAAAAATTAATTTCAAAGACCAATAATGGCTAATAAAAAAAGAATAAACGAAGCACCTCCAATTGATTATGGTGATAGACCCGAAAGAATGTCACCTGATGTTGAAGGAAAGATAAATAGAGGTGAAACTCCTTTATCAAACAATCCTGCATTTCCAAATATTCAATCAGGTCAAGTTCCACAAACATTTGAACAACTTATAGCGTCTAAGAGATTTAAAGATGTTGTCGATAAGGTAAAAAGATATACTGGACAACAAAATATTTCAGGACAAAATGCGTTAATGCAACTTCAAACGGCTATGATGAGGTCCGTTCAAACATTATTTCAAATTCAAGCTAATAATAAAGAGTATTTGGAAAATTTGGCGGTTGATTTAGTTAGAAAAGAAATGGGTGTTAGACCCGACCAATTACAATATGATGCCAAGCTTGTAGGTATGGGTCAAATTGATATGTCAGGTTTTTCTAAAGAAGGTGAAGAACCCGATGAGGAAGAAGTAGAACAAAATTTTCAACAACAAGAAGAAGATGTTGAAGATTTTATTACCGCATTTGAAAGATTTGATATTGAAAAGGCTAAAAGAAGATTTATTAACGCCTTAATTCAAGGTTCATCTAAAAAAGGACACTATATGTTCGAATTAGTAAGAGATGAATTGGATAGAATCGACCCAAGATTATTAAATTTGTATGGTATTGTTATGTCAGTTAATGATTTAATGTATTGGGTATTACCAGATGAGATGATGGACATGATGATGAGTCAAAGTGGTGTTGGTGGTAAAGAAGAAGTTGATATTGAAACTGACCCCCCAACAGTAAGAGCTCGTGGTTTATTTTTCCCAATTTTGATTCATGAGTTAATCAAAGGAACTATGGAGGTATTGGGTACTCAAGGACTTCCTGATGACCCAAAACAAGCCGAAATGGTTATGGCATCTACAGACACTTTAGCAAATGAAGTATGGGATTTAAGACTTGGTCCAGTAATATGGGAAAAATTCTTAACAGCATATCCTGAACGTTTATTTGATGAAGATAAAAAATTCATACAAAGCTACCTATTTGCAAGATTTTCAGCATTATCTTCTGACGAATTTTTCAATTTAGCAAAAATGATTTTAAGAGGTGATGCAAAAGCAACATCTATCTTAGACAAAATGGTTACAGAAATTGTAAATCATCTTAATGAGGTTCACAGTGATGATGATGAAGATTCATCAGACTATGATACTGACGATGATGGTGAAGACGGACCAGATGATTTAAGTGATTTAGATGATTTCTTAGGTAGTTTAGGTATCGACAGGTCCTAATACTAACCTTATATGGGTTTTACCAAAGAACAATTACTATTAGAATATACAAGGTGTGTCAAAAACACACCATACGCTCTTAAGACGTATCTTCAGACTTATGATAACACTCAGTCAAGATACGTCCCTTTAGAGTTATTTCCTGACCAAGTAAACTTGGTAGAGGATTATGAAAACTTCAACGAAAACATTGCATTAAAATATCGTCAGGCAGGTGTGTCTACGGTAACCGCTGCTTGGGCGAGTAAACGACTTGTATTTGCATCAAAACAAAGACCTGAAAAGGTTTTGATTATTGCAAACAAATTGGATACCGCTGTGGAAATGGCAAATAAGATTCGTGGTTTTACCGAACAATGGCCTGCTTGGGTAGGTGTTGGATTTTCACCTGACAAAAACGCCGCAAGACACTTTAAGTTAACTAATGGTTGTGAAGTTAAGGCGGTTGCAACATCAAAAGATGCACTTCGTGGTTATACCCCAACTATGTTGATATTTGACGAAGCTGCGTATATTGAGGCTGATGGTGATTTCTGGGCTGCCTGTATGGCTTCATTGTCTACGGGTGGTAAAGTTGTTGTTGTATCAACACCAAACGGATATGACCCAATTTACTATGAAATCTACGAACAGGCCAATCGTGGGATGAACGATTTCAAAATAACAGAAATGTTTTGGTATCGTGACCCACGTTATACAAAAGATTTGTATTTGGTTAAAACGGATGAGATTATTCATTATCTATTAAACCGTGAAGAATATACTGCCGATAGGGTTATTGATTTTTCAGGTCGTGACCCCTACGAAAGAAACTACGATGAGTTAAAGGCTTATTTTGATTTAGGTTATAAACCATGTTCGTCTTGGTTTGAGGCGATGGTTAAAAAACTTAAGTACGACAAACGTAAGGTTTCTCAGGAATTGGAATGTAATTTCTTGGGTTCGGGTGATAACGTATTTGATGCTAATTTAATTAAGAACATTACTGATAATATGATTAAAGAACCTATCAATAAAATGATGGGTGGTGGACTTTGGATATGGAACCC